ATGGCAAAGCACATGACCCAAGATGACCGCAAGACGCTGGAAGCCCGGTACAATTCCGGGCAGAGTGTGGCGGGGATCGCAAGGGCGATGCGATTCAATTACTCGACAATATATAAAGAGTTAAAGCGCGGCGACACCGGCAAGATGGACGCCAATGGCCGCGCCGGGTACAGCGCAGCGCTGGGACAGCAGCGTTTGTACAACAAGAAGCAGCAGCTCAGGTATTGGGCTGACCGCCCGGCGGAGTAAAGAGGATGGGAGAAGTATTCAAGCTGAACCATTGCTATAACGTGGACTGCGTTCCGGCAATGGAACTGTTCCCGGACAATTATTTTGATCTGGCCGTTGTAGATCCTCCGTACTTCTCTGGTCCAGAGCGTCGGGGCTTTTACGGCTCCAAGGTAAGCAAGATAGGCGTACACCGGGACTATCCGATTTCACCGGCATGGATCAGGCCGGGACCGGAGTATTTCAGAGAACTGCTCCGCGTTTCCAGACACTACATCGTGTGGGGCTGCAACTACTTTGATTATAAGTTTGCAACCGGGCGGATCGTGTGGGACAAGTGCAACGGAAGCTCCAGCTTTTCGGACTGCGAGATAGCGGCGACCGACTTATTTACATCGGTGCGGCTGTTCCGCTATATGTGGTCCGGCATGATGCAAGGTAAGAGCATTGCAGAAGGCAGCACCATGCAGGGAAACAAATCCATGAACGAAAAGAGAATCCACCCGACCCAGAAACCGGTTGTCTTGTACGACTGGATATTCAAAAACTATGCAGAGACGGGGCAAAAGGTACTCGATACTCACCTTGGAAGCGGAAGCAGCCGCATAGCAGCCTATGAGGCGGGGCTTGACTTTATCGGATTTGAAATCGACCCGTTCTATTTCCAACTGGAAGAAGAACGGTTTGCAGAGCACACGAGCCAAACCAGCCTGTTTCACATGGAGAGATGAAATGCAAAAAGATATGAGGGACATGGACGACGAAAGCATGAAAGCCCTTGCAAATGACATTCTCGCAAAATGCCAAGAGCAAGAGCTTTCATACGGGGAAATGAGGATTCTACTCACAGTCCTGCTTGTGCGGCTGGATGAAGCAAAAGGCAGGATTGAAAGAGCTGCGCTATTCCAAAAGGCAGAGATCAAACCTTTTTGAGCGTTGCAAGAGCGGCATCCAAGGTTCCTTTGTCCATTGCAGCATAGAGAGAAACATACCCAGTAAAGATATCCAAAGCGTAAGCAGCGGGGTTCTTGTCGAGAGGAACGCCGTTTGCCAATTCGGCCGAAACGTGCTGCAATGCTAAATCGTAAACGAACTTCTGGCGGTCGGTCATAAAAATCACCTCCTTTCCGTGCTCATTGTACCACGGGAACGGAAAATACGAAAGGAATAGAAGGATGCTTGAACTGGCAATCTGGATGTATCACATCGGAAATCCTGACCCGGTGGTTCGGGTCATTACCGATGTTGCGACCAGCCTTGTGATTCTGTGGGGCGTGGTGAACCACTACGCAAAGAAAGAATCTGACAAGGAGTTCATGGACGTTTACAACGAGATGCGAAACTGGAAAGCGGTGGCGCACTACAATGCAGAGCAGGCACAAGAGCTGCGAGAAAGGCTAAATGAAAAGTGGGAGGATTTGAGAAAGTGATACTTGAAAAACTCCACCGGAGAATCAACGAATTCCACAAGGCGTTCAACTGGCGGCGATTCCGCCGCGATGCGTTGCACCTGGGCGAAAGCCTGCTGGTGTTCGGCGTGCTGTACGGCATTTTCTCAACCCTGATCTGGGGCGTTTGCTGGATCTTCAAAATCAATTACGACCCGGATCTTGTTGCCGTTGCATGGGCGGTGCCGGTGCTGCTGGACACGCTGGTGAACAAGGCTTACGACTGGAACAACGAAGTCCGGGACTGGGACTGACAGAACCGGGAAGGCATGGGCAGACCTACCCGCCCACCATGCGGCTGAACTACGAGGGGAAGCCGCCCGGCTACCGCAAGGCCGGGGCCTTACCTACTGGGGGCAGAAAGAACACGGCAGGGCGGTCCGCATGGACGGGAGGAGCGGTATCATTTGTCCGACGCCGCTCTTTTGATATGGTACAGCCAGTGCAGGAGATGCCCTTCCGTCCGGTGCTAACCCCGGAATGTACCACCATTGACCGAATATTCACGCAGTACAGAAAGGACAAACAACATGGGAGAAGATTACAAGGCAAGGATCGAAGTGGTACTGAATAACGAGGATCATGTGGATATGTGCCTGAACGGCGAAACCACTACCCTGCAGAATCTGGCAATCTGCGTGATGGCACAGACCATTGCACTGGGCACGGACAGCTGGGATGACGCAAAGCGGTGGCTGGCAGAAGTTACGTTTGCTCTCCCGCTGGCGCTGGAAGAGGCGTGGAAAAACAAGGAGGCAGACAACACCACAGCCACCGACAAGAGCGTAGCCACCGATGCCGCCCAGGATGCCATGCAGAAGGCGTAAGGGAGAACGACCATGGACAAGAAACTTCTGAAAGAAGAGTACAAGCGGCTGCTGACGAAGGCCATTGAAGGCAGACCGGGCGGCATGGCATTGATGATCGTCCTGGAAGAAACGGACTTTTACAACTCGCCCGCCAGCGCAAAGCATCACCTGAACGTCCCCGGCGGCCTGGTGCTGCACTCGCTCAACGTGGCAAGGACTGCACTGGAACTGTGCGAGAATATGCCGCAGTTTGCGAGGTGCGATAAGAACGCAGTCCTTACTGCAGCCCTGCTCCACGACGTTTGCAAAGCCGGAAATTACATCCAGAAACCGGATGGAAGCTATCAGTATAGAGATACGGATTTGCTGGGGCATGGTGAAGCGTCCGTAATCAACATTCAGCACTGGATCCACCTGACGGACAAGGAAGTTCTGGCAATCCGGTGGCACATGGGTGCCTATACCGGGGAACGGGACTGGGATACTCTTAGCAAGGTATACGACAGATGCCCGGAAGCCCTGTGCCTGCACATGGCTGACATGATCGCAACGCACATCATGGAGGTAGAAGAGTGAGCAGAGGCACCGCCTACTATGATCTTCCGAATGGTGAGCGAATAGAACTGCCGACAACCATGCCGGATGTTGAGGAAGTGCCGGGACCCCTATGTGATGGAAAATTTGAATTGCCAGAAGCCGTAAAAGAAATGTTCAAGTGGATGGATGAAACATTCGGAACATGGGAAAGCGACTTCAGCAGTTTCAAAATCTGGATGAAATTGCGGAAAAACTTCAATCCACCGGTGCGCTGGGAAGCGGTGCAGGACAAGCGTCGAAACCCAAAGCCTTTGGGCCGAAACACCTATTTATATAAAGCAAGGAAGATCAAGAGCTTGGCAAGAAGTACACATACCAGAGTATCCCTGCACAAGGGAAAACAAAAGGGCACTGAAGAACAGTGCAAGCACACATTCAAGATAACCACAGCCCGGTGCGCGCCTTGCAGTGGTTACAACGTGGAGTGCAAGCACTACGAGAAAAACAATGCCGCTGATACAAAGCATGGTTCTTCTCAACCGTGAAATAAGCAGCCCTGCACCGCAGAAGCGGGGCTGCTTTTATATGGCGCATGGCGCTTTTTCTAGGCATTGAGCGCTGCAAGCAGGGCCGGACCCTGTATGCGCCGAGTTGAGTTTTCCATGGAAGCCGGTACGGTCAGGAAATCAGCCGTCCGGCATAGCGGAATGGTGCTGTACAGCAGCGTCCTCCTTTCCGTTCAAGCCCGGTGAAAGACCGGGCTGCCATTTCCGCGAAAGACGCACCCGCATGGAGCTGACGGGAATGGGTGCGCCGCAGCATGAGCGCAGAAATGCCCTGTTTGATCCGCCCAGGACAAAAGCGGTAGGCCACTGCAATGGCCGCCCTGCCCGGTACTCTCTTGCCGGGCAGGATTGATATGCGGACGCATAATGGATGAACCTGCTTCTGACCTAATCCCCCATGAGCAGGAGTACCAGTTCGATGCTGGTCGTCCGTGCAAGAAAAAGTGAGGAAAGCGAAATGAAACTTGAATGTCTGACACCGGAATTTCCGCAAGGTGCAAGAGTTTACAGCGTGGATGGTGTGGCACCCTCACTGCTGAACAGTGCATCGGCTATGAGATCGCAGGCGATTCTGGTCAGCGGGGGGGGGCAGCATGAAAATCTGTGAAAGCGGGCCGGTAATTTGCAGAGCATCCGGTCAGGCATCGGCGGACACACTGAACGAAACTTGCCCATGCCTAACGTGCGACCATGAAGCGCCTATCGTGGCCGGGGCGTACTGTATGGCTGGAAATTTCGTTGACCGGAATACCAATCAGAACGGATGCGGAGTAAGAGAAAACGCTTCGTTCACACTGAACACGGTGGACCGGCACGCCGTTGCCTACGATGCAAGACATCACTGTCTTGGTGGAGAGGTCAGCGGAACACTTCAGGCAAAGGGAGAAGGAGGATGGAGTTTGAACTACATAAATCCGGTGCTCCAACCGCTGCCTGAAAATACGGTCGGCATCGACCTCTACAACGGAGCCGTTACTGGAAACACTGCGGCTACGCTCACGAAGAAAAATGATGGCACATCAAGCGGCCCGGAAGTTGCCCAAAGAAAAACGCCGGACTGGATCGTGCGCAGACTGATTCCGATGGAGTGTGGCAGACTGCAAGGCTTCCCGGACGGATGGGCAGAAATTGAACCACTGACCGACTTGCGGGAACTGCCGTTCTGGCGTGAGGTCTACACAAAGGACTGCGAGATCAAGGGGAAAAAGCCGAACCGGAAGATGATGCAGGCAGACAGCGAAGAAGGCAGGCGTGCCCTGATGCGCTGGCATGATGGCCTGCACAGCAGGGCGGCAGAGTACGCAATGTGGGGCAACGGAATGGCGCTACCAAACGCATTGTTCTTTGTAAAGAACGCGTTCCGCGAACTGGGAAAGCCGCCCGGAGAAATAAAGCTGGGAAGCCTGTTCGATGGAAGCGGAACAATGCCGCTGTGCGCCGCAATGTGCGGCGGGCATCCGGTCTGGGCAAGCGAGGTAGAGCCGTACCCCATTGCTGTTACAAAGACGCATCTGCCGAACATGAAGCATCTTGGGAGCGTTACGGACATCAAGGGCTTTCTGATTGAACCGGTTGACATCATAACGTTCGGAAGCCCATGTCAGGACTTGAGCATTGCAGGAAAACGTGCCGGACTTAACGGTGCCAAATCTGGATTGTTCTGGGAGGCAATACGCATTATCTGGGAAATGCTGCTGGCGACCGGCGGAAAATATCCACGGTTCGTCATCTGGGAAAATGTGCCCGGTGCCCTGTCATCGAACAAAGGAAAGGATTTTGAAGTTGTCCTCAACGAATTACTACACCTCAGAGAGTTTGCCGGAGGTAGAGCAGATCAGTCTATTCTCCAACATGGCAAGTGGGGGGGCTTCGCAAACTACGGAGCTGTTGCCTATCGAATTGTCAATGCTCAATGGTGGGGAATCCCCCAGCGCCGGCGCAGAGTATATGCTGTCTGCGATACTCGTAGAGAATCCGCCGGAGTGGTCGTTTTTGAGCGAAAAGGCACTGAATGGAATTTTGAACCGTGCATCCCGCAGGGGGAAGAAGTTACAGGACTTACTGCTGACTGCTATTCATGGCATGATCGAATGGTGGCAACAAAACCCTGCGGGGGGGGGGCAGCGGGAAGCCTACACAATGAAGATCCGCAGCGGATGTGACGGCGGAGGAAAGGGACCGCTTGTCCAAGAAGAACTTTCGGCAACATTGGCAACGCACCAAGATCAGACGCTATTTGAGTTAAGAAATACGGTGCTGAATGACCAGGACGGCGGTTTCATGGAAGTTACGCATGGGATGACCGGAACACTCCGAGCACAAGAGCATGGGCACGCACCAATCACATTCGACAAAACAGAAGGGAACGAAAAGACGTGAAGGTAGAAACGATAAGCAAGGCAATCATTGCGGCGCTTCTTGCGGCGGAACTTGCAAGCTGTACGAAAGCCGCTCTGATGCAGAACCGGATCACGGATCTGGAAACACAGAGGGATATCTACAAGTCCATGTACGAGGACTGGAAAGGCGCGGCAGGCGAAGTTGCCGGGTATGCAGATACCCTGCGGGATTCGCTGAAAGCGCGGGACCGGTTGGATGGAAAGTTACTGGTAGAGGATGCCGGAGACTTCCTCTGCACGGCATACTGCACCGAAAAGCGGGAGCACATCTGCGGAACTGGAACGGGAATTACCGCCAGCGGTGCGCCGGTGGAAGCTGGTGTGACCGTGGCGGCAGACCCGGATATATTCCCATTCGGCACGGTTCTTTACATTGAGGATGTGGGCGTAAGGATCGTTCAGGATCGTGGCAGCGGCATCCAGGGGAAGCACCTGGATGTTGCCGTGCCCGGCACCCACAAGGACGCACTGAACTGGGAAGGATGCGGAAAACACAGGGTCTGGATCATCAAAGAGGGAGAATGAAAATATGGATGGATTTGTAAAAACGCTGGGCATTCTGATGGTTTTGGCGGCTGTGGCACTGTGGGCAGCATTGATTTTCTTTGTGCCGGCCGCACTGATTAAATTCCTTTGGCTGTATCTGGTGGCATGATGGACAATGAAACACTGACACGGATCCTCTCGGCACGGTTTATAACGTGTAATGAACAGACCCGAAAAGGCAGTAAAGGCTGCACGAAAGAGTGCAAGCTCTATGAGCTACAAGAGCCGGGCATGACCTGCCGGGACAGTGTTCTTCTCCACGCAGAGGAAGCAAAGAAAATTTTGAAAATAAGATCGCACAACTCCTGACACAGGCCGCCCGCTGCGGCGGCCTTTTTCGTGAGCATGGGAACAGGCCCGGCCCGGTTCAACTCCGGGATTGCCCAAAACTGAAAGGAGAATGCACCGATGCAGAGGTATTACATTTTGCTGAAAGCGACCGGTGCTGGTGGGTGGCCGGGTTGGCTGCCGTACCGGCTGGATGCGGCCAGTGCTGAACAGGCTGTTGAAAAAGCCAAAGAGCAGGCCGAGAATCATTACCCGGAGTACGAAAAGTTTGAAGTTCAGGCTATCGAAATCGAAAGGAGAAGCAAATGAAGCTGGCGGCGATTGCAAAGCTCATTAAGACTGACGAGTATTGCAAACTTTACAAGGTGTTCTATAACGATGGTCAGGGGTGTGATCTGTACATCGGAACAAAAACAGCAATCTTCCCGCTGACGGATTTCCCGAAAGCACAAAACGAAAGGGAATTGGCGGCTCTGCTGGGTATCAGCGAAAAGGAATGGAACGATATTCATTTTGAAAGTGACTGCCCGGACGATATTCGGAACATTGAAGGCATGAACCTTGACGATACAGCAAGTGGCGAGCTGGACTGCGAAAATGGCAGAATCAGCATCCGCTATTGTGGGTGTAACCTGGTTCCGATGGTTGAACCGACTTCCCGAACAATCGGCTTTGTAGACGCAAAGCAGATCATGCCAGTGGCGGATGAAATGCGCAAGAGCAGCTATTTCAAATACTGTGTGCGGAAAATGGCAAGCGGCGGACGTTACTATGTCATCAAGGATGGTATGATGGTACGCGGTGCTGTAATCCCCGTAAAGCTGGAACCTCTGGCGAAATCTGGGCTGTATGCCATTGCAGACATGGTGAAAAAGACCAAGGACGTTGCCGATGTGGAGGACTTGAGCGAACAGGAGGACAAAAACGATGCGTAAGACTTTGGAACTGCTGGCTTTGTCCACCTGCACTGCCGCACTGTGCGTAACACTGACTGGGTGTGAAGCTGTCAAGGGCACAGCAACCAGTGAAAAACCGGTCAAGACGGTATATGTTTACCTGCCGGACGGCACTTTACTGGACAAAGGACGGGCGGACAAGGTGAGTTCGTTTGTACACAATGATCGTATCGTGAAAGTCACGATTGATGGGAAAACATACGAGACCAGCTGGGCCAATGTGGTTTTAGTGGAGGAATAACGATGAGCAAGATTTTGAAAAGTGTAACCTTGGGCAATGCGAAAAATGGCGGCATCTTCAAGGCGCTGGGCAAGGAGTTCGTGAAGCTGGATGCAGACGAACACGGCTGCCTTGTACTGGCAAAGGACATTTGGACGAAAATGCCGTTCCGTGAAGGTGACGACCCGGAATGCCCCAACGATCTGCGCCGGAGCGAGATTATGCCATATCTGGGTAACTGCTTGGCAGAGTTTACAAAGAACGGCACTCCGCTGAGTACATTCATTCCGCTCAGAATCGACCTTCAGGACACGACCGGCCAGAACGAATACGGAATCTTTGAAGTGAGGATTGGCCTGTTGACCCTGCGCGGGTACGGAAAATATTGGCGGCTGATCCCGAAGGTAGATGCGCCGTGGTGGTTGGCAACGCCTTACGGTACGCCGAATTGCTCTCCGTACACCAACAATGACAACTACGTCTGGTACGTCGGCACCGATGGCTCCAGCAGCAGCTACTGGTACGACAACTCCTGTGGTGTTCGCCCCGTTTTGTGCTTTTCCTCTGCACTCTTGGTCTCTGTCGAGGACGAAAGAGAGGCTAGGTTTTCTCTTGCAAATGTTCCGCTGGATGATCTGCTGGCTGAGATCAAGAGCCGGACGGAGGGTTGACCATGGATGCAGTGAAAAATGACGTGAAGCGGCTGGTCAAAATTGAGCTGGCCGCTGCAAACAAGAAGTTTCGGATGTTTGCAGGGTCGCATGAGGGCGCGGGAATCATCCAAGAAGAAGTCGTGGAAGCTGTGCAGGAAATGAACGGTCTGCGTCAGGAACTCAATGCAATGTGGATGAATGTTTACTCCAACAATCCGCAGATCTCCACGAAAGGCGTATACGACCGGGCTGTTGCCCTGGCCGTGGAAGCTATCCAGACGGCGGCGATGGCCCGGAAGTTTGAGCGCAGCCAACGCCGTCACTGGCCGGGGGCAAAGGAGCCGCACTATGACGAAGAAGAAAAGTGATGCACCGGCAGAGGTCGAAACCATTACGCTGACCATGAGCCGCCCGGTGGCCGAGGCTGTGCAGACTGCCTGCGAGTGGTATCTGCGGCTGCACATGGGACAGTTCTGGGATCTGGCAGAAGACTTGTGCTTTGCAAAATTCTACTCGGACGCGGAAAGCAATGCGTTTCAGAGCGAGGAACAGCGTAAAAACGCTTTTAATGTTGCGATAGACCGCAGAAATACCATGCTGCTAGAAATGGAACGGCTGTACAGCAGATGCGTTCTCCCCGCCCCGACCTCAGACGTAATGAAGGCACCGTACCGGGCAGAACAGGTATGGCTTGTCATTCGCCACGCCTTGGCATGGCATGACAAGCCGGAGGGCGACTGGATGAATGTGGAGTTCGATAAACCACTGAACCGTTCGGATCAGCCGCAGCCGACCATAAAGCTGACCGAAGTGCAGGACAACACAAAGCCTGCCTGTGATGGCTGATGCGCAAAGTGTGGGGGTGCACTGAAATGAGTGCTGCATTATTCGATCTGGACAATGATGGAACGCTGGAAATCCTCATATCCAGAGCAAATATCAAGAAGATAACACGGGTGACGGTTGCAGAGCCGGGCAGGAAAACGGCAAAAATCTTCCTTCCAGATGTACCGCCGCTGGAATCAGAATGGGAGCTGAATCCAGGACGGTGCACCTGTGAGCATTTCCGCTGCAAGAAATGCCATTTCATCAACTGTGTGGCCGTTAAATACTGCGGCGAGTGCGGGGCAAGGATGAAAAATGCGGGCGTAAAGCCGGAAGATTTGCCTCTTCCGGCGCTCGATGAAAGGTGAACTTTAATGAGACAGAACGGAGCAATGTTTATCTGCAACCGGTGCAGAAAGCAGGTGTTCGCGGAACGGTTCGACGATGGTGTGTTTGACCAGAAAGCATTGGATGGTTGGGCGATTGAAATGAGAAACATCCATGGAATCGGGGATCTGTGCCCGGAGTGCTACAAAGTGTACCGCGAAACGATGGATCGTTTTTATGAAGGTGGCCGACATGGAGGATAAGACAGATAACTCCCAGAAAAAGGAAGAACACGATTCTTTGAAACCTGCAAGGGATGCCATTGCAACTGCTATGCGGGCCGCCCAATTTGCGAAAGCGATCGGCACCCCACTGCCGAAACCACTTAAATGGCAGCGTGAATTCTATGACGCTACCGGTGTGTTTCCATACGGCTGGTATGAGTGCCCGGTATGCGGGTACAGGACAGATTGGGAACCGCACGCCTGTCCGATTTGCCACACACTGCTAGAACCGTGACGAAAGGAACACAGGATGATGGAACCTGAAAGAACCTGCTGCACCTGCCGCTGGCATGAGGGCTACACCTGGGTATGCTTCAACGGCAATTCTCCGAACCGTGCCGACTTCACTGACCCGGAGGACACCTGCGAGTGCTGGGAAGTCAGAACGGAAGAAAACAGCATCGGTGACTACGAAGTAAACCAATCAAGCTCTAATCAAGAATTAAGCAAGCCCGTCGTTAAATTGCCGCCCTGACGAGGCGGCAAGGGGCTTGTATGTGTAACTTAATCTAGCGACCACGGAAGAACACGCCGGGGAAAGCGGGGGTCAAGGGGGAGAAAACGAGGGCGGGTCTGTAGGGCTTGACGGAATGGGAAACTTAGAAAGACCTGCCCGGCGTTGTGTCCCCCTTGTCCTGCGAAGCCGTGTGTGTTTGGTCCACAGAAAAGAAAATCCCAGTAGAACTTTGCGGAAGGAGGAAGTGAACGGTGCGGGCATGGTACATTCGGGAGCAGAGACACATTCTTGGAACGTCCGATTATGCAGAAGTGGATCTCTTTGAAACAACGGACAAAGAGCATACCGCATCCGCTCGCCGCAAAAGAGAGCTGGCAACCTCCATTGCGCAGCAGAAGTATAACGACATGATAGCAAGGCGGTATTTCTGCCAGCTGGCCTATACGAATTTCGGGGAAAGCGACTGGGCAGTCACGTTTACATACGACCACGACCACCAGCCAGCACCCGGAGATTTTAACCAAGTAGACCGGGACTGGACGAATTTTACCCGCCGCTTGAAGCGCTTCTGCAAAAAGATGGGTCGAGAAGCATCCAAGTGGATGCAGGTTGCAGAGTACAGCGTGATGGACGAGGACGGGAAAGTTACCGGCAGACACCACCATCATGCGATCCTGCAAGGCAATCTGACATGGCAGGAGATCAAGGACTTGTGGCGGGACAGCACCGGGCGGCCGATGGGGCTTGTGAAAGTTGAACCTATCGACCTGACCTGTTCCAGCTTTGAACGCCTGACAACCTACATGACGAAAGCCCGCGCCCGTATCCGGCGCTGGCGACAGAGCCAAGGGCTGCAAAAGCCGAAAACCCCGCGTCCGAACGACACCAGATGGAGCCGCAAGCGCTTTGACGAAGCGTTTGCTTTGCCGGATGATCGTGAATACTGGGAGAAAAAATACCCCGGTTATACCCTGCGTGAGTGTGAGCAGCATATCACCGGCAATAACACCAAGCACCTGATCGTGAAACTGAAAAAGAAGCCGGACACCCGGCGGAAGAACAGGAGGAACCAGCCATGAGCGCCAGACTGGAACTGGACGATCTGCCGCCGCGCTACCGTGCGCAGGCGGAGGCTCAAATAGCAGCCAGACAACGGGGAAAGTGTACCCATACGCAGCCAATGGCGGAGGCCGCAAGCGCTGCTGGGCGGTTGAACAAAACTTTTGATTCCTACGGAGAGTATGTGTATTACATCGGCACGATCTTGCCCGGCATTCAGTCCGGCAAGATCGTGTCAGCAGAACCGCACCCGAAGTGGACGCTGCTGCAAGAGGAAGAATACTGTGCAGTGAAACTCCCGGCGGCGCATTACACGGCAGACTATAAGCTCACCTATGCAGACGGACGGGTGGATGTGGTCGAGATCAAGTCGAAGTTTACCCGGAAAGCGCAGCGGGATTATATCTATCGCCGTAGGCTTTTTATCGACCTCATAGCCAAACCGCAAGGATGGGGATTTGTTGAAATCATTACACCGGACACGAAGGCAGAAACGAAAGAGTGGAAGCGCCTGGCTGAACAGGCGGGAAAGGAACAATTATGGGCAAAAGCAGAGCGAGGATGCCGGCATTTTACCGGCAGAGCATCCAGAACGCAGTGAACCAGCAGATCAACATCAGCAAGTCGAAGCACCGCACCATGCTGAACCGTGAAGCAATCGGGCAGGTCGTTTCGTACTGCGCTGTTGCTGCGGCGCATGATCTCTGGGACTGGGACGAGAAAGAATCTACGCTTCTGACCCTGAAAATGAACAATGCTGCATCCCGGTACATTCTGGATCATGACAAGTATGGTGCACCGGAAGCAAAAAAGCGACTGGAAGCGCGCACTGCCCACCTGATGCCGGAAGAATTTTGGCTTCCGGTGGGTGGTCTGGTAGGCTCTGAAAAAAAGCTGCGTGTTCTGGCTGAACGCCGGGACGCTGCAAAGATGATCGTTCGTTTCTTTGTGGAATCGCTGGAAGAAATGGAGTACACCCCTGAACAGATCGAGGCCGTGAAGGAAGAAATCAAGAAAAATTACCAGCAGTTCCTCGGCTGGGTGGACGATGGCGGAGAAGAAGTTGCCTATGATCGTCTGCGCCGGGTTATTGAGGACATTTACGGCGTGGGTGCCATGGTGGAGCGCGTCAAGGGTGAAGAACCTGTTTTCGGAGAACCCCTTTTCAAGAAAGATTTTTGATTTTTTGGGAGGACTGAGCAGTGAAAGTACACGAGGCGGAGGCAATCTTGAAATATTATGCGGACATCCCGCAGCGGATAGAGATCATCCGCCGTCAGTGTACCGCACTGAGCGATGAAGTGGACCCTATGCGGGGAATGGGCACCGATGGAATGCCCCGTGGTGGAACGCCTGGGGACAGCACGGCGGCGATGGCCTGCCGGATGGATGAACTGGGCATTGGAGACCAACTGCGTCAGCTGGAACGGCAGCGGGCTGTGTTGCTGGAAGATCAGAACATTATCCGAGGACAAATGAACCGGATGGACAGTGGCCACAATATGATTTTGACCGAGTTCTACATCAGCCACAAAAAATGGCATGAAGTGAAGCAGAAAGTTCCATACAGTGTGCAGCACTTGAAGTACCTGCGAAACGTCGCTCTTGCACAGCTGGGAAGGAACCTGGAACGGCTCCCGGAGTGCGCCGCTTTATTATCGCGTGCGTTAAACACGCGCGAGGAACAGCGCCGAGCGGATGCCGGGGCGGAGGGTGACATTCTCTTATAGGCAAGGCTGCCTGCGGAACTTCATGTGCAGGCGCTTCCGCAAAATCGTGTCCGATGGTCGTAGAAAAACAAACACGACTACCCCAAAAATCTGAAAACAGGCATAGAAATAACCCGGCGGGCAGTTGGCCTACCGGGTTTCGTGCAAAGGAGGACAAAGTTATGGGAAAGAAGCATAAAAACAAGGTTCGGGTGCTGCCCGGAAGGATGTATAGGCTGGTGCGGAGTGACAGGAGCGTATACTGTGACGCAGAGAACGCGCTCAGAACCTGCTTTATCGAAGAAACCAAAGAGCGGCGGACCGCACGGGAAGAGGGCGAACTGTGCCGGTTCGTGAGGATGGCACCGGATGGCGGCGTTGAACTGATTTCAAACGCAGGAAACGTAGTCCGTTTCAAAAACGCAGAAGATCTTACGAAAACGCTGCGTTTCGCAAAAGATGTGCTGAGGATTACGGAGGTCTTGAAAAATGGGAATCAAAATTGAATTGAAAAAACGCATCGAGAAAACCATCAAAGAAAGAGCAGCCAGGAAATTGAGCAAAGAGGAACGCCGAAAATGGGATTCCTGCCCGGTAGTTCTGAAAGACGAAAACGGGAACGTGTCTATGTTTGCACTGGGGTCGGATGTTATTCGATTCAAGAACAAAGAAATGGCAGAAGCGACAATGGACGCTGTTATGCGGTCATTCGATGAAACGGAATGATGGAATCTCGATGGTTTCATTCATACGTTTCGGAAATCGTCCACGGTGATTGTTTCGCAAATGCTGCTGCACGATGTAGCCAAGTGATTCCATAGACAATTTTTCCGAGGATATAACACGAAGCGCGGAATCTTTGCTGGCTTGAACGGTATATTCAATTTTACCTCCAGCAAGATTTTTGGTACTTATTCTAACCTGCTGTCTGTTCTGCATACAAAGTCCTTTCAACACTTTAAGCCCGTCAGGTCATCGACCTGGCGGGCTTTTTGGATTTCGTGATTTACTTTTCGTGCGGCGGCTGGTCATCCGGCGGAGCGTTGCGCTTGATGATGATCTGCGCCTCGTTGGGATCCCGGCCTTCCTCTGCGCTTGCCTGGGCGATCTGTTCAGCCAGACCTACCGGCAGACCGTTTTCGTCCAGCGGACCGGTGTAGCCGTCGTAGTCCACGATGTTGATGCAGGGCGGTGGCGGGACGGTCTTGTAATACCTGCCGTCCTCATAGTCCTGATCCGTGACCCGGTTCCAGTAACCAATGTCGCCGTGCTCTTCCTGGGCGGCTTCCATTGCTTCTCTGGCCTGTTCTTCCGTCAGACCATCGAACAGCAGGCGGGAGCCGTCTGCAAAGGCAGCAACCAAACGCCACGGCGCGAAAAATTCTTCGTATTCCATGCAAAACCTCATTTCGTGAGAGAAAATGTATCAAAAAAGCGGGTTTTCGTGATTGAATTGAACTTTTTGAAGCTGGAAAGTTGAATTTCGTGGTTAAAAAGCTGCTTTTCGTGGCTAAGACCGGATTTTTGCAGATAAATTGCAAATTTCGTGGTCAAAAAGTAAGATTTCGTGAAGTAAGATTCTTTACTCCGGGATGTAACCGTTCAGGCAGCGATTGAAACCGCGTTTCGTGAGGGCATCGGTAACTCTGTCCTCTGGGAAGTAGTAAGTAGAACCGTCTGCCGCAGGAACAGCCCCGGCGGGATGCTCTGCGCCGGTGTACCAGTCCGTTTCCGTGTCGTACTTGCGGTGCAGGTACTTGTAAACGTCACGCTGGGCTTTGTCGAACACCTCCACGAAAGAGAAGGATGCACAAGGCGGCATCTCTTTTGCCAGCATGGGTACGTTCTGCGCCAGCCATGCAGCCATTACGGTTTTGGCTGCATTTCGTTTCGGCTTGCCTTCCCGGTGCACCAGATCCAGCAGCTGCACAACAAGGGGCTTTGGCAGATCGTTCAGCACTTCTTCCAGCGGGTACGGATTTTCGTGCAGCAGGGGCGACGTGCGCAGCTCCGGCACGAGATCCAGATCGTGACAGGTTACAGGCTTCTGGCGGTCGTCGATGCGCTCACTGGTGTAATACAGCATATCTTTGATTGCGTTCTGTGCCGCGTCGGAAAGCTGCTCCACCAGAGCAACACTGTCTGCAAAGCTGATCTGCGCCTCGTTTCGTTCGCCGGTGCTGCGACCCGTCTTATAGGCCGCATCAATGATACCAAGCTCCATAGCCAGCCGGAAAATGTGCTTGCAGGGCTTTTTGCGCTTTACAAAATCGTTGCAGGTGCAGCTTGCAAGGCTGGCCTGGTACGGCTCTTTGCCGGATCCATAGAAAACCCCGGTTTCGTGTTCCTTGTCCACGGAAAGCGGGCTGGTCTTGCTCTGCTGGGCGCTGGCAAGGCGCTTTTCTTCGTCAGTGTCTGCGGGATGCTCTGTCCAGGGGCCGAAGGCGGGGATCATAGTCATAACGGGAAACCTCCTTTTCGTGTTTCGTTACTGTCATGATAGAGCAAAACGCAAATAAAAGCAATAAATTAGAACAAGATTTCGTGACGGGATGCAAGAATAACCCCGGCGGGCTGCCGGGGCTGGCTGTCAGAACGGCAGGCCGGTATAGTTGCGCATGGGAATGGCATCGGCGGCGGGAACCAGCATATTAAGCAGCTGCCGGTACAGTGCCGGGTTTGCTGCACGCTGGGCACGGAAGTCCTCTAGGAATTGCGCCTGTGCTGCCAGATCGGCCAAGTTTTCGTCATCCACGTTGTAGCATTGGCATTGATCCGGCCCAGCGGAGTATATCCAACATCGAACCATGAAAACACCTCCTTTCTGTTTCGTGATGTTCCCGGCGTAAATGTCGGGAAGATGGGGCGGGGTTAGAGGCTGGTCTTGTGTGCGCCCTTGTCGGTGTGCTCCCAAACGTCCACGGAGTAGCCAACCTTGCGGAACTTCTCCGCGAGTTCGTGCGCTTGGTCCGGGTTGTTGCTCCATGTGGTGAGCGGGTAGCCGGACTTGTTGTAAACGATCTGATAACGTGTCATGTAGAAAACTCCTTTCGGGTTTCGTGATGTGCTCCCGGCATGGTGCCGGGTGCCGGTGAGGTAGGGCCGCTTTATCCGGTGCGCACCCTGCCAGGGCTTCCGGGCCTGCATCAGGCGTGGACAGTGGGCAGGGCTGCCAGATCGGCGAGGCGGGGCACGGTCAAGTGGTGACGTTTTGTCACCGATTCCGGGCGCTGGATCTGGGCAGCGCGCTCTGCGGCGGCTTCGATGATCTCCGTCATCCGCTTTGCGGCTTCCTCCGGCGTGGTGAAGTTCTCGACTTCGCGGATGTGGGTCTTGCTGATCCGGTCGGACCAGTCGATCAGGCGGGCGGGGTCAAAGTTGACCGGCTGCACGGTGATCTTGCAGGTGGTGGGCTTGCCGTTGGTGTAGTAGTCGGCGGTGACGATGTAGGCGATCTGGGTGGTGTTCTGGTTCTTCATGGTTGTTGCTCCTTTTCGTTCTGTATTTCGTGTGGATGCTCCCGGCGGGGTACCGGATGGGCTGTTACCCATGAGCGCCCGCCCCGGTCTGGGGCGGCTGGGCTTGCACCAGCGGCAGCGGGAACGCTGTCGGCCTTGCGGGTTTCGTGTCAGGCGTTGAGCTGTAAAAACGTGCTCTGCGTGGGGATCAGGTGCCGGGTGAGGGTGTCGGTGTAGCTGGCCTCTCCCTCGTAGCTGTCAACCACCCGGCGGTCTGCGGCGGCCATATCGTGATAGCTCTTTTTGCCGTAGGTGGGAGGCAGCCAGCCTTTACGCTGTCCGGCGTAGAGGTTGAAGGACTTCAAAACGTCCGTGTTCGTAAACTCGATGTGGCAGGTGCCTTTCTTGTAAAACGTGGCGGTGAAATAGTGCAGCTGGATCTTCTGGGTCTGGCCGCTCTTTTCGGCGGCATCCAGGACGGCGCGGAGTTCGTCCCCATTGTAGGGCTTGCCGTTCGTGTCCAGGAAGTGCAGTACACGCTCGATCTGGGCAACATGGCCTGTTGCGTTGTACCGGGGGCAGAAACGCCCATCGTATGTATCAAAAGCGTTGCAGCGGAAAATCACCTTGCGGTTGATCTTGTACGCGGAGTTCGTGCACCAGCCGTTGTAATAATGCACGTTCTTGCTGTACTCGTCGTTATAATGCAGGTTCGTCCAGTCGTCGAACAGCTTTATAATTTCGTGGTCGATGCTGGAAAGAAGATTTCGTGAAATTTCTTCCCGGACGGTCAGAATGTTGTACGCGCTGAAGTCGTAGCCTTCAAGCTCTTTGATTCGCTTCTGGTAATCCTGCTGCATTTCGTAGGTCATCGCATCGAACAGCTGCGGCATTTCAAACAGCTGTTTCCAGTACATCCCGCGCAGTTCACGGATAGCGTCGTTATAAGATTTTGTGAAAGCCATCACAGGGTTTTCTTTCTTACCAGCGCCGGCAGAGGAAAACAACGACTTGATTCCGTTGTACTCTTCATAGATCCGGCGCACACCCTCTGCGGCGGCGTTGTACCGCTCAATGGCTGCCGTGATGGGGTCGGAAGATACCAGGGCGGCAAACTCCGGGTTTTCTTTCAAGCGCTCTGCGGTTTCGTTTTTCAGATCCAGCCGGATCCGGCTCACCGGCTCCCGGTCGGGAATGTCCACCGACACAAGCGCCACCTCTACGCGGGCGGCGCGGCGGGCGTTCTTGAACGCATCCGGGATATATTTTACCGTGGCGTGCAGCTCTTCCAGCTTTGCGGCCAGCTCTTTCCGTTCGTTGGTGCAGGGGTTGCGCAGGGTTTCGGCGTTGAGCAGACAGCGGATTTTGCCGCCGTCCTGCATGACATCCAGCGCTTTGAGCAGGTGCGCGGCACCGGCGGAGAAAGGCGGATTCATGACGATTGCGGCGTATTTCGTGGTGGGGCGGAAGGTCAGAAAGTTATCATGCACCACCCGAAAACCGTCTTTCTTCAGCACGGCGCGGAAGTCGCTGGAAAGCTCGATGCAGTCAAGCTCTGCGCTTCGTGCCTTCTCCTTGTCGTAGCGGTCGATTTCGCCGGTCTTATAGTCGTGGTGGACGTTGAACGCCAGAGCGTGGACCTGACGCGCAAGCGCTCCATCACCGGCGGACGGTTCAAGGATGGGTTTCGGGTAGGTGGTGAACCCGGATTTTACTTCCCGCAGGGAGAAAACCATATCAAAGGCCAGACTGTCCGGCGTGGGGTAGAAGTCCAGGGAATCGTTTGGGGTGGTCATGGTGTAAACCTCTTTTCGTGTTTCGTGATATGCCCGGCGGAATGCTGGGCGGTGGGGCGGGGCCGCTTTGTCCGGTGCGGCCCTGCCAGGGCATCCGGTTTCGTGTCAGGCGTTGAGCTGGTAGCCGCGGCGGGCGCAGATGAGGCGGAGCCGGGCGGCGGCGATCTGCTGGCGGACCTCTTCGGGCCTGCCGGTGCACTGGGCTTTCCGGCGCAGGTCTTGCAGTGTCCACTGCTGACGGATGATCTCGCGGGCCTGTTCAAAGATGTTGTCAAACTTCTTCATGATTTCGTTCTCCTTTCGTATCATGCAAACAGGCGGTTGCATACCTGCTGTATTTCGTCGTTCGCCTTCATCGGGGCAATGAGCACGGAAACGGCGGCCTTCTTCGGGTCTACGGTGTCCGTTGCCAGGATGGGCGCAAACGGGCTGTTGCTGCTGTGGTAAACAAATTCGTGATGATCCACAAAAGCGTCATACTCCGAATTTATCATGATGGGCCGGGATCCGTTGCGGAACATTCGGAACGTGCCCCAGACTTTGCCCTTTGCTTCGACTTCCTGCAAGATTGAAGTGCGTTTGACTTCTTCTTTGCAGGCGCTGAACTTCTGGAACATCTGCGCGGCGGTCAGCTGGTGCGGATCGTTGACCACAAACCCGTCATCACTGGAAACGATGGTCACGCCGTCGGCGGGTGCGTCCTGCATGGTCACGGGCTGGATAACATCCCGGTAGAGGATGGCGGGCAGCTTGAACGCTGCATAGCCGGTGATGATGTACACGCTGCCGCTCTGGCAGGTGATCCGAACGGCGTTGCGGCTTTTTGCCTGCCCTTTCAGATAGGCGGTGATCTTCTTCACGTTCAGCCCGGCGGGGGTGCTGGTTGCTCTTTTCATATTGCAAAAACTCCTTTTCGTTTTCGTTCTGTTTTTCGTGCCCGGTGCGCTGCCGGGGTAGTGGGGCGGGGTTGCTTTGCCCGGTGCAGCCCTGCCAAAATATCCGGTTTCGTGGTGGTGGGTCATGCCAGCAGCCCGGCGGCGATGCTTTCAAAGTCCAGCTGTTTCACGGGTGCTTCATCCGGCACAGCCACGGCGGCGGGGGCCTGCTTTGCATCCTCTACGGCCTTCCGGGTCTTGCGCCAGGCATCCAGCGCGGCGGCCTGACCCTTGCGGTCGGTTTCGGGGACAGCCAGGAAAGCGGCCTTTGCTTCCCGCTCTGCCTTGCGGAGTGCATCCGGGGCGGGCTGTGCGCTGGCCTGCGCGGCCTTTTTCGTGGCGGCGGGTTTCTTTGTGGCTTTCGGTGCGGTGGGCTTGCTGGCCTTCTTTGCGGCCTTCTTCGTGGGCAGCGGGTCAACGTGCACCAGCTCCGGCAATTCGTGGTGTTCTTCGGTGATGATGGGGGCGGCCTGTTCTGCTGCTGCCTTTGCGGCCTTGCGTTCTGCGGCCAGCTTCTTGTTATACTCCATGATGGCGGCGACAGATCCGAAGCGGCCGGCGGGGGCCTGCTTTGCGTCGTGTACCTGCAAGCAGCTGAACAGGTGCGATTTCGTGGGGTAGAAATGCGGCGCGGGGGCTGCTTCCTTGCCTTCGGCTTCAGCGGCTTCCCGCTGGGCCTTGCTGGGGCGGGTGGTGTACTTCCACAGGTAGCATTCAATCAAATGCGTTTCGCCCTTCTTGACGCTCTTGCCTTCTTTCTTCCAGTGATCGAAGGTGTGCAGCTCTGCCGCTGCAAGGATGATTTCAACGTCTGCGATGGTGGCGGGCTGCTCGTCGCCGTTCTCGTCGGTGGTGACTGCGTTTGCAGCCATTGCGGCGATCTGCTCCGGGGTGTGGTGCGCGGTGGCGATGGCGTGCAGGGTGGCGGGGTCCAGCTTCGCGGCTTCGTTCATGATGATCTGATTGTTGGTCATGCCTTTCATGGTTCGTTCTCCTTTGTTCGTTGTGGTTGATGTTCGGGATGATCTCCCGGCGGCTGCCGGGGTAGTGGGGCGGGGCCGCTTTGTCCGGTGCGGCTCTGCCAGGGCATCCGGTGGGCATTCAGCCCAGAAGCGCGGCCGCGGCATCCTGCCAGGTGGGGAAGGCGTAGAACGTGCGGCGCTCTGCGTTGGTGTTCTCGTTGGTGATCTGGGCGGCGATCCGCTGCCCGGTGCGGGGGTCCCATCCTTCCAGCCGATACCCGGCGGCCTGAAGGCGGCGGGCTGCGGCGTTCTCCTTGCAGTTCCGTTCGCGGATCTGTTCAAGTGTCATCATGTTGTTGCGCTCCTTTCGGTTCAATCTTCGGTGCAGTCGTGGCAAAACAGAGCGTCAACCACTCTGTCATCTGCGAAATTGTCCGGGGTGTCGTTGGCATCAACTACCAGCTGCACCCGGTCATAAATCCGCAGATCGGTTTTTGCATCGACGGTAAAAAACCAGTCGTCACCGTCCAGCGCATCGGTGCACCAGACTTCAACCGCGCCGTCATCGGTGGCGGTCATGCCCTGCACAATGGCCGGGGCGATGTAGCGGCCCAGGGGGCCGACGGTGTAGGGGCATTGCGCCGCGGCCTTTGGTGCGGTGCCTGCCAGCAGTGCGGCCGCCAGTGCGGCGGCGGTGGTGATCTTCTTTGCAAGTTTCATGTTCTTTGCTCCTTTGCTTTTCAGTTTCACCCCGGCGGGCTGCCGGGGTTATGGGGCGGGGCCGCTTTGTTTGAGCGGTGCGGCCCTGCCAGGGCATCCGCTTGACTTTACCGCCTTTCGGTGGTAAACTGGCTTACAAGATGCGTTGTGGAAAATTCATCTTGCAAGCCTGTCACCTGCTTTAGTGGGTGGCGGGCTTTTTTGCTGCCTGCTTCTTTTTCCACTCTGCCAGGTAGGCGGCCCAGATCGCTTTTTTCAAAGCGGCGGGGAGCTTGAAAAATTCAATGCTCATGTGTGCTTTTCTCCTTTCGGCTTACTCGCAACCGTCCGGCTGTTGTCTGGCTCGCTTGCTGTGGCTGCATTCTAGCATGACGGAATGCCACTTGTCAAGCATGACGGAATGTTTTCTACGTTTTGCACAAAAGAATGACGGAATGCTTGTTGATTTTTGCATGGCGGAATGCCGCTTTTTTTGCTATAATAAACGCAGGCGCGAAAGAGGTGATATAATGCCTATCTCGGACAAAAAGAAAATTTCAAACAGCCGGTATATTGCAAAATGCGATTCAATCCAGATTCGCCCACCAAAAGAACGCGGCGACGAAATCAGAGCGGCCGCAGCCGCAGCGGGTCAAAGTATGCAAAGCTATATTTTACAGGCTTGTGCCGAAAGAATGACCCGTGATGGATTCACCCCGGCGGAATCCGGGGAAGAAGGGGGACTATAG